ATCATCAACATATCGTTAAGTGTGAACTTAATAGTTTCCCTGTCACTTTTCTCCAATCGCATAGAATATTTAGAAATATTCTGAAGCTTTCCAATAATGTCATCCAAATCAGATCTAAATTCACTTTCTGTGAATCCATACTCTTCTGGATTATGTAAAAGATGAGATTTCCTCTGCAATTCACGACAATTGTCATAAACCTTCTTATAGGTACCACCTGAATGAAAGATACAATTAATGTCACCAGTTAAATAAATTTGGTAACCACGTTCTGCCAGAAAAAGTATAGTATCAGCGATGACATACAAAAAATCTGGTTTTTTGTAATATTTTTTCTTAAGAGCAACTTGCTCGAGCTTTGAGTAACCAAAAGTGTCGAACGAAAAGCCCAATTTATTGAAAAGGGAAAGGCTCATTATGTACATCGAACAACGATACAGTTTAACAGCTATCTCGCTGTTGCATATGTTCTTGTATGAGTTCAAGTAACCTCGCGCCCCGTCAAAAAACCGATCGGCATTCTGAACGGCGAATTTACCTAAAATCTTTTTAATGTACGTATAAAATCTAGTAGATAAGGTCTTCCACGTTGATTCATGGAATCTGCATTTAATAAAAATACGAAAGGCTTGCAATATTGTTTCAGCAACACCTAAACCTTCAATTTTTTGGGTTGACATGGCTATGAAAGTTATAACATCGTCTACTAACTTAGTGATATAATCATCATCAGTTACAGACCTATATTTAACTTCGGACATTTTCGATTGAAACCAATCGCGAATTTTCTTCTTAACCCCAACAATGGGGTCTTTAGAAGGTACATACAAGACTATTTCGTCTTTAGGACATTCCGCACATTGCGGGATATAATTCTTTTCATTTAATTCGATCTGCCCTAGGTTGGGGCATAATTGTAAACTGTCTTTCTTATTCATTTCTTATTCTTATCTTTAAATTCAGATTTTGTTTTCTCCCGCTGCAGGATATATCTAGGGTTCTAACCTTGATAAGTAATAGTATCGTCATTTCTCACTATGGACGGTGGTAATTATCCACCGCATAAACAGAGATGGCAACGTGAGCTGAGCACGTTACAGCTGAGAGGTTCAAAGAAAAAATTTCAAACCACTTGCTTTACCAAAG